GAACCTGAATCAGAGGAAACCGTCGAAGATATTACGGAAGATCAAGATTTATCTGCGTTGACCGTTTCGGAGCTAAAGGAACTTGCTAAAGACAAAGGGTTGACGCATTACAGTAAATTAAATCATTCAGAGCTTATTGATCTGATTGAAAAGGCGGCCACCAAACAATAAGGGGGTGGGACTTTTGTTAAGTGTTTTTGACGCAACTGAATATATTGAAACAAATATTATTGACATTGAAGACTGGGAAGACGCTGATGATGACAAAAAAGCACGTATCTTAAAGACTGCAGGAACGACATTAGAACGCCAATTTAAGAAATATGATGTCCCGGAAAGCGCTGTTTATCATTTTTGCGCGTGGTTAGCTATTGTCTATAACGATACGAACAGGTACCAAATGCACGGGATAGCTGGATTTTCTATCACAGGAGTGTCTTCGTTCACGTTCAAGAAAAGTAATGTCAGTAACAATGGAAAATCTTTAGCGTCCATGATTCCGGACGAGGTTTACGAACTCGTTGGGGAAGAAAACGGCGTAGATCTATCCCAGCGGCGCATTGGAAGGTCGGTGAGGTAGATGGCAGTCATACCTATGAGGCAGGAAATAACAATCACGCGCGGTGAATCTGTAGATGAGTGGGGCAATACGATCCCGAACGAACCAATCAAACTCAACTGCAGAGTCGACGAGGGTTCTTTTCTTGTTAAAAACCGCGCGAGTGGGAATGTTTCATCACGAGAGGTTGTAGCAAACGCCCGAATTCTCTTGGATAAACTAGTTGATATACGTTACGAAGACGTGATTATTTATAAAAATGAACTTAATCAAGAGGTTAAACAAACGCCTAAAAAGATTACCATTAAACGTCACATAAATGGAAAACCGTTGCTAACAGAGGTGTTTATATGAGTGAATTTGAATTTGATGCTGATGATTTTATCAGCAAAATGACGATTACAGAGGCTAAGATGGTCGGGGCTGCAGCTGACGCTCTAGGAGATTCCGCAGACGATTTGGCACGTATTGCTAGTGAGATTGCCCCTATCAAAGGTTCGGGTTTACGTAAATCAGTGACGAAGGCAATTAAACTCGGATCAAATGGGGTAACAGGTGAAGTCTCGTTTAGTGTTACCGAAAAATCGGGTGGCAAGTCCTTTAACTACGCTTTGTGGACCCACGAACAGGATTACAATTTAGGAGAGCAATCTGGCGCATCCCCCGGAACCGACGGTTACCAAGTAGGGAATAAGTATTTAGAACGTCCTTTAAAAGGCGAGTCACAGAGGTTTATTGATGATTGGGCTAAAGCTATCGCTAGAGGGTTACTGTTATGAAAATACAAGAGTTAATTAGTTTTATAAAAACACGTGTCCCTGGGACCTACTATCCAAATTCCTTCCCTGTTAGCGGGAGCGTTGTTGATAGGTGTTCTGCGGTTAAGTTAACCGGGGGTTTCCCGATCTCGGCATGGACAGGTAAGAGTCAACCTTCCTTCCAAGTACGTGTACGAGGAGAGAGAGCAGGACAAGCGGATGTAGAAAATAGGGCTTATGAGGTACATGACTCTTTAACTAATTTACGAAACGTAAAGATCGGTACTAGCTCCATCGTGGTTATTAGATCAATGAACAGCGTCCCTTTATACATAGGGGACGATGAGAATGATAGACCGATATATAGTATGAATTTTGATTGCGTAGTTCGTCCATAGTGACGAGCTTTTTTTATTTTATAAGGAGGAATAACTTAAAATGCCAAAACCAACAGGAATTAACGTACCAATAGGCCCAGCGATTGTCGAGTACGGTGAAGGTGTAGATAAATCAGTCTTTGATATTACGAAAGGCGGTATTGTTTTTACGGCCACAACAGTAAAACAAGACACTACTGTTGACCAATACGGGGACACCCCGGTCAAATCTATTATGAAAGGTATGACTGCTCAAGTTGTCGTCCCTTTCGCACTGCACGATCTGAAACTACTTTCAACGGTTATGCCGGGTAGTGAGTTAGTCACAGCAAATGACAAACAAAAATTAAATGTACACTCTGCTGCAGGGCACGATCTACTAGCAGGAGCCAAGAAATTAGTAGTTAAACCTACAGATCCTGATTCAACGGAAGACGACTGGATCACACTTCCATTAGCGGGAGCGATCGCAGATCCTGAGTACACGTACGATTCAGATAACGAGCGGGTAACAAATATAACGTTCCCAGCGTTCCCTGACATGAGTAAAAAAGGTCTGCTATATGTAATGGGAGAGGATTTTGATGACCTCGAGGATCCTGGGGTCTAAGAGTAAGACGTCATGTGACGTCTTTCTTTTTTTATTTAATAAAGGAGGAATCTCATGTTAAACAGTATTCGTTCGAAAATGCTAGGTCAAAACGAGATGTATTTGCACAAAGAAAAGGTTGAGATTGCAAAGCTAACACCTGCGAAATGGAAAAAACTATTCGCCACCGTCGACAAGTTGCCTGGTCTCATCATACAGGTGATCTCTACGCCTCAGGAAGATTTTTATATAGCCGTTTTGCAGGCTCTCGATATTGCGCTGGGCGAGGTTACAAAAGTAGTAGCGATTCTGACAGAGGTCGAAGAGTCCTATATAGAAGAGAATGTAGGGCTTGATGAGATATTCGAATATCTACAGCGCATGGTTAAGTTAAATAGGTTGGATACTGCAGTAAAAAACGCGAAGAGCCTTCTCCCGACGAAACAGTAAAAAACGAGGAAGAAGGCTCTTTGTCTATAGATGACTTCTTATTAAACGCAAGTCACATTCTAGGCGTCGGACAAAAGACCTTAGAGGATAGCTATTATATGAAAGACTTACCTGGGCTTATAAAAAGAAAAAGAGACGAAGAAGCCGACGACTACTTTATGCGTTTACAACTATCCTTAGCTTCAAATAATCGAATTTTAGAGGACGAAAGCTTCAAAACTCTCGTTCGTAATTTAACGAAGCATCTTGAAGGCGGGGGATCGAAACAAGACACAAACAAACTCGACAGACATGCTCTTGAGGCGCTCCGTTTGATGACGAACCAGGGAGCGAACAAAACTCTTTAGAAGGGAGTGGATAAGATGAGCGCAAATGCGGGTGAAATTAGAGCCCGGATGGTTTTAAATAACGACGAATTTAAACGTAAGATGAACGAAACGCGTCAGGATATGAAACAAACAGGCTTCTCTGCGGAGCAGATGAACCAAGACTTTGGAAAGATACAGAAGGCGAGCTTACTCGTTGGGACTGCTGTTGCCGCCGGAATAGGTGGAAGTGTGAAGGTCGCAGCAGATTTTGAGCAGAGTATGGCGCGCGTACAGGCAATTTCAGGAAGTACTTCCGAAGAGTTTGCTAGACAAGAAACTGCAGCTCGTAAGATGGGTTCAGAAACGATGTTTTCGGCAAGTGAGGCGGCGGAAGGCATGGCGTTTTTAGCCATGGCTTAACATATCGGGCCAGTTCAACGGTGACGTTGTTCTAAAGATATCGGGTTAAAATTGGAACGCTGAGTCTTTGTAAAGATGCGGTATAAATGGTATGATGGAGCTAGAGAGTTATACCGTTTCTATCGGAGGGAATCAATGAAAGCACCTAATTGTAAATGCGACTATTGTGGCAAGGATATTTATAAACGTCCGGACCAAATAAGGAAATACAAAACACGGTTTTGCAATAATACGTGCGCCTCTCGTTCACGAAAAGTTAGAGAAACTAGAGAGTGTAGTGCGTGCGGTAAGAAGGTAACTAGAAAGCCTTCTGAATTCGAATCCGATAATGTGTTTTGTAGTCAAGACTGTTACTTACCTTATCTCAGAAATCTACAAGAAAAACGGCACAAGAACTTGAGGAAGGAATATACTTGCTTCTACTGCGAAAAATCTTTTGAAAGATTGCCTAGTCAAGTTAAAGGGAAGAAGTATCTTTACTGCGGGATGCCTTGTAAAGATAAGCATAACGGCGAGCTTTTTAGTAGAGAAAATCACCATCGCTGGAATCCCGATCTAACTGACAAGGAAAGGGAATCACGTAGGAAGAACCAAGCTTATATTAATTGGCGGGAATCAGTGTACCGTAGGGATAACTACACCTGCCAATGTTGCGGAGACGATAGGGGCGGTAATTTAATCGCTCATCACATCCTAAACTTCTCTGAGTACGGGGATTTAAGATATGAAGTAGGTAACGGGAAGACACTTTGTGAGGTTTGCCACAAAACATTTCACGACAATTATGGTTATACAGGAAATAATAAAAAGCAACTCATTGATTTTATACAAAGATATGCCAATCAATTACCAATCAAACCGGTAACGGTTTGAAGGTCTAGAGACTAGATTAGTAGTCTCTTTTTGTTTGCTAAAAAAGAGATAAACATCCACGAAATCCGACACCTAAACGTAAAAATAAAGATAAAGTCGTAGGTGATGAGATAGTCCGACACTCCGAGGAAACCCGGAGAAATGGTTTAAACGGCCATTATAACTGATGGGATTTGACGTAAATGAGCAAATAGCTACTCTCCCCGCGGTTTTAGATGCGGCGATTGCTGGGAACATGGATTTAGGACAATCAGCAGATGTTGTTACCAATATCATGACTGGTTTTGGTTTAGAAGCGGAGGACGCTGGAAGAGCTGTTGACGTATTAGTAAAAGCCTCTACAACTGCGAATACGGATATACCTCAATTAGGAGAAGCGATGAAGTACGTAGGACCTGTCGCTAGTTCTCTGGGTTGGAGTATTGAAGAAACCGCAGCGGCTGTCGGTACGCTTTCTGACGCAGGTATTCAAGGTGGGCAAGCGGGTACAGTGCTCAGGGCTTCGCTTTTAGCATTAACCGATCCTACGGGACAGACTAAAAAAGCAATGGAAGAACTTAATATCGAGGTTCGTGATGCAGAGGGTAATATGAAACCTATGCCCGAGCTTATGGGACACATCGCCGACAGTATGGACGGTATGACAGATACACAGAAAACGCAAACAGCTGCTCAGTTAGTAGGTACACAAGCAGCTGCCGGTTTTATTACTCTTCTCGATGAAGGAGAGGACGGGCTTGCTGATTACGTAGTCGAACTTGAGAACGCAGAAGGCGCAGCTGCTGAGATGGCAGATATACAAGCAAATACCCTTAACGGATCTTTTAAAGAGTTCCAATCGGTTGTAGAAGAAGCGGGTATTAAGATCGGGAAGGAATTCCTGCCGGTTTTCAAGGACATTGTAGACTGGGGTGTAGAGGTTGTAGGTTCTTTTGATGATGTAAACACATCTCAAGTAGTATCATTAGCGGCGTTTGCGGGAACAGCGGCTGCTATTGGTTTAACGATATCAACCATAGGAAAGCTTGTAATTGCTGTTCGTGGTTTAATGGCAAGTATGGGACCTGCTGGGTGGTTGGTCGCAGGTTTATCTGTTGTGGGTGGCCTTATTGCTGCTAACAAAGTAACTACAGAAGAGGCTGTCGAGGTTAACATGGAACATGCCAATAGTTTGGAAGAAGAGTCTACCTCTTTAAGTAATCAAATTGATCGATACGAGGCACTTGAAAAACAAAACAAACTAACAAATGATGAAATGGCAGAGTTTGTTGATATACAATCTCGTATAGCAATGGAGACTGATTCTGAAAAAATTGAAGAAATGCAAGATCGTTACGATAAACTTCAAGACAAGAGTGGCCTAACAAACGAGGAAATGGCCGAGTTTCTAGGGCTTAACGATGATATTATTGAAAAGGTACCTGATTCTAACGTGCATCTTACAGATCAGGGTAATATCTTACTTGATAACACAGATGCTGCTAAAGGCTACAACGAGCAATTGTTAAAGGAACTTGAATTAGAGTTACGAAAACAAGCGACTATTGCTTCATCCGAGCTCGAGGCGAATATTAAGAAGCATACAGACGCGCTTAAAGAGCAGAATGATTTAGCAGATGACTATCTTAGTAAACAAGAGGATATAGAAAACGCGAAATCAGATCTAGCTTTAGCTGAGATGTTACTTGCGGACGCTCGAGAGAGTGGTAATGAATCGGATATCCGAATGGCAGAAGAAAAGGTGGAGAAAGCAGAAGAGCTTATCTCATCTTACGAGGGTCAAGGGTACGAATT